CTTTACAAAAGGGATCTTTTGTCGAAGGCGATTTTCGACTAAAAACATGCGGGTGCCCGCGGGTATGCGGATGCGTCTGCTTTCAAAGACCTCTGCGTCTGGGCTCTTTGTACGTCTTGACCTTCTGTTAAGTCGGGACAATCCTCTGTCAACTTGGTGCGAAAGTTCCGAAGAAAACGGGACATTCGCGCCCCTTTCTTTTGCATGAAGCAGGGCTCCAGGGCCTATGCCTGAGCAAGCAAAGCTGAAGCTTGCAGATATCCATCCCGACCTTGATCCCCACCCGGGCCAGCGCCTGGTCCTCAGCGACTCTGCTCGGTTCAAGATCGTCGCCGCGGGACGGCGCTGGGGAAAGACTCAGCTTGCCCTCATGGAGATCTTGATGCGTGTCTTCTCTTCGCCGCCTAAGTCTCTGTTCTGGATCGTTTCACCCACGTTTAGCCAGCAAGAGGAAATTTGGCAGAAGACTTTGCACTACTTCCTCCCCGCCGCCAACCCGGCATTCAAAACGGCAAAGAATCCAGACGGAAAGCTCGTGACCAAGGTCTACCACGGCATGGGCTATCGTCGCGTTACGTTCTTCAACGATTCGACTCTCTTCTTCAAGTCTGGCTATCAGCCGGATACTCTTCGGGGAGGCGGCGAAAGGCTCGTTTACGTGGTCTTCGATGAGGCCGCCTACCTTTCCGACTACGCCTGGCGCGTGGTAAGGCTATCGCTCATGGATCAGCTTGGCCAAGCACTGTTCATCTCTACGCCCAATGCCGATCAGCCTCTTAACTGGTTCTATGACCTGTTCTTGATGGGGCAAGAGCGGATAGAAACGGCATGCCCGGAGTGCGGTGGCGTCGGATGCCCGGTTTGCAATGACGGGATGGTGGAGGTGCCTAATCCGCACTACAGACCCGGATACAAATCCTTCCGCTTCTCCAGCTATGACAATCCGCATATTCCGAAAGAGGAGATTGATGCCATTGCGGACGAAAATCCGTCGTACGAGTTCATCCAAAGGGAAATCTACGCCCAGTTTGTGGAGTCCTCAGGAGCGGTCTTCACGCTGGAGATCATCAACGCCTGCGAGAAGGGAGAGTTTTTGCCGCCGCAAAAGGGCGTCCATTACGTCATGGGCGTGGACCTCGGCCAGCTCCGTGACTTTACCGTTGCCTGTGTCATCAATACGCAAACGAATCATGTGGATCATATGGAACGATTTCAGGGGTCTTGGGACTATCAATTTGATCGCCTTGCAAAGATTTATTTCGACTATTTTGAACCCACGACTTACGTAGACGCGGCGCAAGTGCAGGGGTCGGTAATTGAGGCAGAGCTTAGGAAGAGGGGAATGACGAACATCGTAGGAGTCCGCATCAACGGGGATACAAAGCGACGGATGATCGAGGCGCTGAGGCTGGCTATTGAGCGGCAAGAGTTAACCTTTCCGCCAGACCGGGAGCTAAGGGCGGAACTACTGGCCTACACGGCAAAGCGCCTTCCAACCGGACATATTCGCTACTCGGGCCCTAAGTCGGGCTTTGACGACATGGTGGACGCACTGGCCCTCGCATGGGAAGCAGCAAGGTCCACACGCGGTGTGAGAACTTGGCGCCCCCGCCCTTGGATCCTCGGGGGTGATTTTGAGCGCGCTCGAAGATGACGGCGCAGAGGTGACGAATGTCCCGTGGATGGTGATGTCAGGAAAGGGCGGGGTGGGTGCTCTTTATTAGTGAGATGAGCCGGCGTGGTTGGCAGGTCAGAGGTCGGGGTTGGAGGCGCGAGGCATGAAGAGCCGCGCCCGTTGCGAAACGCTAGTGATATGCGCGAGCCGCGATGTTCGCGAAACCCGGAAACTTAACGCGAGCCGCATTTGAAGCGAAACCCGCGCGCGCGACGCGAGCCGAAGCGGCCACGAAACCCGTGGGGGGTGCGCGAGCCGCGGAGTTAGCGAAACCCGCAGTTCGGGCGCGAGCTGCATTCAAATGCGAAGCCTGTTCACGCCTTGCGCCCCAACTTCCGAGCGCGGCGAAACCTAAAAAGAGGAGGTGAGTTCCAGTGGATACTGGGCTGCAATTGCTTGTAAGCAGTTTATGCGGACTCTTCCTTGTGCCCGTGCTACAGGCCCTGAAGGCCAAGCTTCGCCTCAAGGGCGAGGCTGCTCGATGGGTCGCATTCATCGTCACCACAGTTTTCACTATCGTCGTTTTACTCATCACTGGTAAAGCTGCTGGAGCAGATCTGAAAACTTTGAATTTCTACCTTTCGCTGTTTGGCGTGGGCACAAACCAAGTCGCTTACGCGGTTTGGAAGGCCATCTTCGCGAAAAGCGAAGAAATAATCGGAGGTGACCAGAAGTGAAGAAGCTTTTAGTCTTGTCTATTGCGTTTCTTGGTGTAACGGGTTTGGCCGGCTCTTACTTCGCTGGCGTAGACATCATCCCCCACACCTTTGGCTCTGCGACCTATGGCTTGCCTTACGTTATTGTTGGCTACGACGGTGGTATTGCTTTTGCCAACGTCGGTCTCAGCTCGCCGCTAACCATTAACGGGTGGTACCAGGTAAAGGCCGGCGGCTTATATGGTCTTACTGACCAGCTACGCATCGCTGGATACTTCTCAGTTTGGGGGCTCATCGACAATTTTGTCTTTGCTAACGGCGCTTGGGCGGTTGGTGTTGGAATCGAGTACAAATTTGATACTTCTCTAGCCGTGTTCCTGGATTTTAACTTGCCGTTCCAGGTTGATCCCTCTGCCAAGTTCTGGGGCATGTGGGTAGATTTGGGGTTTAAGTTCTTCTTCGGCGGTGAGCTGGCCAAGGCAGGTGGCCAGTGAGTGAGGGCGGAGGAGGCGGAGGTAGGAGGGAGGGGGTCGCAAGGCCCTCTCCCTTCCCCGCGGGGAGGTGATGAATGAGAAAGAAATTCTTCTTAGCCATAGGGATTGCCCTCGCCGCCCTAGCGCTCTCGGGCTGTTTGCAGAGTTCCGAATCGGTGGTTCCGGAGCTTCGCGCCACTTTTGGCGGGGACCGGAACACGGTGGTGTTTGAGGTAGTCGGAGCGAAGGCGGCGAAGTATGAGTGGGACTATGGCGATGGGCAGACCGAAGAGACGACGCTTCCGAAGGCCGTGCACCGGTATTCGGCTCCTGGGCAATACCTTGTGTCAGTAAAGGGATACAGAAAGATGAACACTGGCAACGGAGGCCCAGGGCCTGGGACAACAGATCCGAATGTGCTGGCATTCCAGCTGACAGTTGTGGTGGACACAAGGCCGGCGATTGAGATCATCGGGATGAAGATCACGCCAGTGGATCCTCCGAACTGGTACGCGCCAGGGACGCCTGCTTGGCCGGAGTGGCATTACCCAGCAAACGTTCCGTTGAGGTTCCAGTTGCTCGTTCGGATCCATCGCCAGGGAGAGATTGGGATCAAGGACGCGGAATGGATCATCACGGACGCCTACGGGCGAATTAAGAAGACAGCCAACGCTCAGGAATGGATTTGGTACGAGGCCATGACTGACTTCTTTGTTTACGGCTGTCCAGGCGGGGCAACCGAATATCGAGTCTACCTAACGGTTATTTTCACGGATGGGTCTGAATGGAAAACTTCGCAGTCTATCTGGGCCTGCCCCAGTGGAGGCTGCCGATGAGCGAGATTGAGCGAATCGAGCTGCGCCTAGAAGACATCATCGAAGAAGTTAAGGAAATCCATCGCAAGGTAGATGAGATCAAGAAAATCCTTCTGGCGCCTGTTGAGGACGTCATTAGGAAGCTGGCTGAGCAGGAGGTGGAGGAGGTGAAAAATGACTGAAATAGTCGTAGCGATTTTTCTGGCTGTGCTTTTCGTGGGGACAATTGCTGCTTTGTTCTATCGGATCTTTTCGCGCTTGAGGGAAATCGAGGAAACGTTCATCGATGAGATCTTGGACACTCAAGAGCTGGTTGTAGATGTCATCTGTGAGATGCGAAAGCTAGCCAAAACCTTAAACGTAGCCGACGAAGATAGCGAACAGAATGGGATATAGCTTTTGCGGAAATTTCGCCCTTTCCTAGGGCGGGGAGGAGGTGAAAGAGGATGAAGAGGTCACGCATCTTGTGGCTAATCTTCGCAGCTTTGGCCTTGGGGGTCGGGCTCTGGGGAGCGCTTACCATGCCCGCTTCCTCACAGACCCCACCTACGCCCACAGTAAGCGAAGCCGTGATTCAAAAATGGGTGCGATCGGTTACGGTGCAGGTACTCGTGAGCATGGATAAGTACACGCGCCCCCTCACATGGTACCAGGAAGTCACCGCTGCGGGCGAGAAGGGCGAGTGGAAGTGCAAGTACGGGGAATGGAGCAAACAACCCGAGCGCGTGGTCGTGGCAGGAACTGGCGTGATTGTTTACTCCCTGGACGGAGGCCCGATGTCCGGCACCTACATTCTCACCAATGCCCACGTTGTAGAACCTCTCGTCAATAAGGCAAGCCTGGGCTCCGCAGCTAAGCCTCTAGACTTGTATGACATGAAAGACTTGATCATCTCCGAAATGCCACCGGGGATTAAGATCAGAGATGGAGCAAGGCCCATCGCGCAGTACTACTTCACGCTGCCCACGGAATACGTCCAGATCAAGCACACAGAGGATCAGTTTTACAATGTGTACGCGAAAATCGTGGACTACGATCTTTCCCTGGACGTAGCCCTTTTGCAGGTCTGCACGCCTCAGGGCCAGCCCGCCCGTGTCTGGGGGCTCCCCTATGCTATGTTCCGCGACACGGGGCCGTTCGTGGGCGAGACGGTCTGGCTTTGCGGCGCTCCGCTGGGCATTCCGTTCTCTATCGATCGTGGTCGTGTAAACCAAGTCCGACTTGACCTTGGGGAGAGCGGCGGGATCGTCTGGAACCGACAGGTCAAGCTTGATATCGCCGCAGCGCCTGGACACTCCGGTAGCGGCATCTTTGACGAGCGCGGGTATCTCATCGCGGAGTTGCACGGGACGTTGGTCTATGCCGGCAATATCATTCGTGGCGGGACACTCGCTATTGATGGCGCACTGATCCGCGAATGGTTACTATGGCGAGGCTGGGCCTTTATCGTCACAGCGCCGCCTTACACGGGCGCTCCATACTACAAAGCTACGCAATAAGGGGAACGGCCGGGGTCTGAAGCAGGGCCCCGGCCTTGGCTCTTGACAGTCTGGCCTTTCTGGGGTATCTTAGGCGCGGGGCAGGAGCAGCCGAGGGGATTACGGAACCCGACGGGATTACGCGCTTCCTTCCTGCCCCCTTTTCCCCTCTTAAGGAGGTCCCTTGCGCATTCAAGAATCCTCTGAAGACTCCGCGTTCATTGCGAAGTTCTATGAAAACTTGCCATTAAGGGTCCTAGAAGATGAAGAAACGCTCTGGGTGGTAGGGGAAATTTGCGAGGGTTTTGTGACCTACGCCGCGCGCCGGATCATGTCGTGGGCCGAGGACTCAAATATCGCGAGTATCCCGGTGCTAATTTGTTCGCGTGGCGGAGTACTTGATGATGCCCTAGCGGTTTACTCCCTTCTTCGTTACTTCCCAAAGTACAAACGAGCTTTTGTTTTTCATGCTTCCTCGGCGGCGGTGTTCTTGGCGCTAGCCTGTGATGAGCGGATTGGATTTCCCGAAACTACTATTTTGCTTCACGATCTCTCAATGGAATTCTCTGGCAAAGGCGAGCACTTCAAGCAAGAGCTAGAAGGTATTGAGCGTTACCAAAGGATTCTTACCGATATCATCGTAACACGGACAAAGATCCCTGAAGAGCTCTGGTTAGAGAGGCGGGATAAAGAATGGTACATGAATGCAACCGAGGCCCTCCACTGGGGGATCTTAACTTCCATTGAGAATCGGGATGAGATACCGAGGCCACGTAAGTCCTCATCTAAACGGAAGAAGAAGGCCGAGAAGGCTGCAGGCGCATAGTATGAGTATTGTGAACGGGCCCGAATGAGCGAAAAAGAGAGCTTTTTTGTTCTTGGCCGAGAAAACGTAGAAACAAAGACGCTTTCCGAGCTATTGTCTGCGCTAGAGACGAAATTTGGGAGCTCGGAGTACCCGGCGCAGAGCGAAGAGATTGTACGCAAGGCCGCGGGGCAAAGGATAAGTTTTATTCCATTTCCCTACGGAATCAATCCATCCACGCTTTCCGAGCTTTTGCTTCTGGAGCCCACGCATCGGGCGTGCTGTGTGCTGAAGGCGCGGGGGCTTTTGGCCTCAGAATGGCGGGTAGAGAGGAAGGATGGCGGAATCCAGCAGCCGCCCCCGGAGGTTTTGGCACGGGTAGAGGAAGTTTTTCCTGACGGCGTAGATGCAGTTATCTATCCGGCGGCGCTGGATTATGAGGCAATTGGTAATGCCTATCTTGAGGTAATCCGGCGCCCAGACCTGCGCTATCCCAATGGATTTGGCGAGGTAGTCCGGGTCGTACATGTTCCTGCCTTCTCTGTGCGCCGGCTTCCCCCAGACCATCCGAGCGGGTGCGATTACGTCCAGATTTACGGCGGGGAGGAAGTTTATTTCCGGGAATTTGGCAAAGATCAGCCAGTAAAGCTCGATGACCAGGGACAAGTAACCGAGCTTATCCACATCCGCAACCTCGGTGGGCAGAGCGCAAGGAATTATTGGTACGGACTTCCAGACATTATCGCTGCTTTGCCTGCCGTCCATGGCATTCAGGAAGCCATGGAGTATCTTACCGGGTATCTTTCGGCCAAGGGCGCTCCGAACTATTTTTTGGTGCTCTCCGGCGCCGGGGATGCCCCGAATCCTGAGGACTACGCTCTCCTCAACCGATATTTCAACGAGGCCATGGAAAAGGGGCCTGGCCGGATCGTGGTCTTTCCCACCCCGCCTAGCGTAGAAGCGGAGCTTACTCCTCTTTCCCTGGGCGCCGATCCCATGGAGGTCATCCGGTACATCCACGAGTGCCGGGACCAGATCGCCCGCGTCCATGGGATTCCTCTCAGGCTCATCTCCGTTCTCGAGGCCGGGCAATTGGGAAGCACGGGTGAGGCCCAGGCCCAGCTGGAATTCTTTAAACGCTACGTGATCCGGCCGCGCCAGGCGATGTGGGAGAATCTTCTCACGAAGATCCTCTTTGATGAAGTCCCTGGTCTCCAGGGCTGGCGAATCCGATTCGGCGAAATCACGTTAGAGGACGCTCTGCGCCTGGCTCAGGCCGATGCTTTCGGCGTACGGTTCGGATTCATGACTCCGAACGAGGCGCGCGCGAAGCGGGGCCTTGAGCCTAAGCCGGGCGGCGATGAGTTGTTGTTGCTGGCTGGCGGCGAGCCGATGCGGGTGCGCGACCTTGGCGGGGACTTGCTCGAGCCCGAGGAAGAAGAGAAGGCCAGGAGCAAAAAGCCGGGCATGAGGATCCAGAGCCTCCTTTTCGACAAAGAAGTCTTTCGGACTGCGGAGGAAGCCCGGCGCTGGGCACAAGACCACGATTTCCGGGCGCCAAGCGTAGATGAGACTGCAAACCACTGGAGAATTCGGCAATTTGACCCTTCAATTTGCGTGCCCGGAACGTTTAGGACGATTGACCTCAGAGAGGGAGTCCAAGCAGTAGTTTGTAGGCCAGCCTTCCCGCTAAGCGAGGATTCGCCACTGAAATAGCAAGAAAGCGAGCCGGGAGTCGAACGTAACCCGTCGGTCCTACGCGAGCCTCTAATTGTAATGTCGAAGCCCAAGGATGTTTGAGCGCGCTCGAAAATGGATGGAAAAAGATCTTGTCCTGAAGGAAGTCTGGGTAAGCAAATTTTTTCGTCTGCGCGAGGCCCAGCGGCTTGTGCGGGAGCTTGGGTACCAGTGGCGGGAAGTATGCCGGGGCGAACACTACTGGATTTTCCCTCAGGCGGAAGGCGGGAAGACCCAAAAGCTCGTCCGCCTAGCGCCGGGCGTTTGGGCGATCTATAGCGAGAGATGAAACTGCACTGGGAGGAAGCCATGAGAGTCACCACATTCTCTGTGAATCTCGATCTTCCCTGGGTAACCACTACACTTTGTAGCTCAGGCCAATATTCCTCTACCTGCTCTTCCGTTTTTCCTTACCGCGAAAGCGTGACAATTTGCTGGGGAGGCCAAGATTTCCATTTGATTGAAGTCATCGAATGAGCGAGAAAAAGCTTGCGATTTTCCCGTGTGAATGGAAGGCCAAGGACGAACTGGTCATAGGTTACGCGAACAAAGCTATTGTAGATCAAGGGAACGATTTCATTCCTGCGGACGTCTGGTTCAAGGCTCTGCAGCGGTTCTTCCGGGAAGGGATGCCGGTAAAGCTCCTCCACCGACCGAACCTTGTTGTTGGCGAGACGGTATGGTTAAAGGTCGTGGAGGATGGGCTAGTTTTAGCCTCGCGCCCCACGCTTCCCGAGATCCGGGGATTGATCGAGAAAGGGCTTCTTCGCGCCTATTCGATCGGCTATATCCCGAAAGACTTCAAGATTCGGGACGACGGGGTGCGAGAGATCAACGATTTGGACTTAGTGGAAGTGAGTTATGTGGACGAACCCATGAACTCCGGGTGTTATTTCGAGCTGGAGATGGTGAAGATGCTGAAGGACAAGGAAGTGATTTTTGACGCACAGAAGGGCAGTGTAACGGTATTGGGGCTTACGCCGGATGAAATGGCCGAGCTGAGCGCCCAGTTACACGAGGTCTTGGCGAAGGCTGGAGTGCCGGAGGGGGCTGTCCTCACCGCGCTGGAATTTAAGGTCGCCGATCCTAAGGCCCCACAGATCGCTGCGGAGAACAACGGCGAAGAGGACGAGCCCGTGGACATTGACTCAGTGGATTGGGACGAGGTCTTTGATGTCTACTACAGGATCCTCGACGGCGAGGACGTTGAGGAAGAGAAGGCGAAGTGGACCCGCAGGTACATTAACCGGCTTCCGGATTCTTCCTTTGCCGTGATTGAGCCGGCCTACGAGCGCGGTGAGACGAAGGATAAAAACGCTCGCCATCTTCCGCACCATGGCCCTGGTGGCGGCGGCACGAAGAACGTGAACTTGGACCTTCCTCACCTCCGGAACGCCTTTGCCCGTGCGCCGCTGATTAAGCCGGTCACGGACTCCATCACCACTGAGGAGCTCCGGCGCCGGGCAATGGAGCATCTGGAGCATCACCGGTCTGCTCTGGATACCTACCAGGACCAGGGCAAGAAGGAAAGTCCGCTGGGCGCGCTCCAGCGGATACTTGAACTGTTGCGCGGCGAGAAGAAAGAGGTGGAGCCTGTGGCATCTATTCCAGAGGAAGTCAAAGCCGATATCGAGAGCAATAAGAAGGCTATCGAGGAGATTCGGTCGGAGTTGAACTCCCTCCGAGAGTCCATGACCAAGGATCTTGGGGAGTTCAAGGAAGCCCTGAACCTTCTTACGAATGTAGTTCAGGCGCTAGTTCCTCCGCAGAAGTCTAAGACCGTTTTGGATACTGCGGGGGAGAAGAAGCAATCCAAATGGGGACTTTTCTCTCGGTGAGAGGTAAAAGATGAAAAACGCTGAGCTTTTACGGGAGATTGAAAAGAAGTTCACATCTACGGACCTTGGGACCTACGGCATTTTGCCGAAGGAGAAGGCCGACGACTTCATTAACCTCACTCTGACCCAGTCGGCCTTGCTGAATGCGGTCACTGTTTATCGGACCGACAACCGCGCTGGGGAGTTCTACGTCTTTGATCTTCCCGGCCACGTGATCAAGGCCGCGGCTGAGGGCACTCCTTGGGACGAAGCGGACACCGGCTCATTCACCACCGACAAGGCCTTTGAGTACTCCTGCAAGAAACTCGTATCTGCGTTCCGGATGACCTGGGAGACCATCAACTGGGCACTGAACGCTCCTGACTTTGAGGACTTCATCGTCCAGAATTGGTCTCGCCGGATGAAAGACGACCTTGAGGTCCTGGCCCTGAACGGCGATAGCTCCTCTTCGGATCCGTTCCTGGGCATTGACGATGGCTGGCTCAAGCTCATCGAGGCCGGGCTCCAGAATACGGGGCAAATCATCAACTGGGTCGACGACTCTGGCAATCCGAAGCCAGTGGATGCGGCCCTCTGGCAGCTGGCGTACAGGGCCTTCATCTCCAACCCCTATGCCCGGGCTATGGTGAAGAACCCGGTGTGGATCGCCAACCCCATCGTCTACGTTGACTACATGCACTACCTTTCCGATCGCCGGGATAACCTCGGTGCCGCGGCCCTTATGGGCGCCGCCGAGCTCCGGCCCGATGGCGTTCCGTTCTTCAATGGCGCCAATGGCGTTCCGTACATGCCTGTGGTTAAGGATGAGGACAACAACCTTGTGACGAAGATCCTCCTTGGCGATCCGAAGCAGCTATGGCTTGTGATCCACCGCGAGTTCCGCGGCGAGTACACCCGCAAGCCTGAGCTTGATGCTTGGGACTGGATCGGCTGGGCTTACGTGGACTTCGTGGTGCCTTTCCCGCAGACCTTCGTGCTTGTGAAGAACGTGAAGGTGGGCACGGCCTCGTAAAGGGGCTGACCTATGGCTAAGTGCAAGGCGGTAACGAGGCGGGGCACGCCCTGTTCGCGCCCGGCTCTGCCGGGGGCGGATTACTGCGCCGTACACCAGCCTAAAGCTCCTCTGTCTTCCGAAGATCCCCCCATAGGCGAGAGCGGAACAGCCGAGGAGACGATGATCATCCGCGTAGGAGAGAGGAAGGTGAAGATCCGGTATCTTGGCCGGGGAAGCTACTGGGTAGCCGGCTACCAATTCACTCCTGAAGCTGCCGTCCAGGAAGTGCCCGAGAAGCTCGCCGAGTTCCTCATTGGGTCGGGCGAGCCCTTTGAGCTCGCGGAGTGATGCTCGTTACCCTAGACGAGTTCAAAGCTTCGGCATATTGGAAGGACTCCTTTTCCGATGAGCAAGCGGAAAAGGCCCTTTCCTATGCCGAGCGCCGCTTTTATGCCCTTACCAAGCGCGAGCAATACGGGTACTGGTTCGAGCCTAGGCGCTGCATTCTTCGCCTTGATGGCACGGGAACAAGCCTCCTTTACCTTCCTTACCCCCTCATCAACCTAATCGATGTTCGGATCATCTACGCGGCCGGCTATCTTTTCATCACGGACTTCTGCCGCTTCCGCGGGCATTTCCTCCACTACACTGCGAGTGTCTTCCCCGAAGGCATCATGAACGTTCAGATCACGGGCGACTTTGGAGACCCAAAGTGGGCTGGGACGGTACCGGAAGACGTGAAAGAGGCGGTGATGCGCCTGGCGTTCATGAAGCTTAGACGGCATTACCGGATCGCAGGCGAAGAGCTCCTGGAGCGCCGGGCGCCGGACCAGCCTCCGCCGCCTGTGACTTATACCGGGGACCGCGAAGTGGATGGGATCATTGCTACCTACACAATAAAGCCCCCCGTGTGCCTGGATATCCGGGGGCCGATAAGCCCCGAGGAAGCGCTCGGATCCGATGAATTATAGCGTTACGGTTCGGCTGGAGGAGCTAGAGGAGCTAGCCTCTCTCCTTGACAGCATCACAACTACGGCCCTTGGCCCTAATCCCGAAAACAACGTCCCACTTGCTCACGACGGGGCACAAGGAGCCTTGGAATGGCTGGCGTACAAAGCCGAGACCCAGGGCATGCCCACTGAAATTCCGCTCTCTGCCTTTACACTCAAAATTAAGGGCCACGACAAGTACCAATACGATAAAGGAAAGCTTTGGAATGAGCAAGAAATTGAGACACACATAGAAGGAGAACGCGCTGTGGCCACAGCTTGGCCTAAGAATACGAAGACTTCACACTCCGGGGGCAAAGAAGAGATGACTTACCGAAAGCTCATCCAAATGTGGCTCGATGCCCAACTCGAGGGCGGAAAGGTCATTGTTGGCCCCAAAAAGGATGAAGAAGCATGGAGAAAAGCCCTTAGGTGGCTTTATAGACAAACGAAGATTCGACCGGACCCCAATATGAGAAAGACCGAAGAGAAGGGTATTTACCTCCCCGGCCGCAAAGTGGTCCCCGATGAAGCAAAGGAAGAAACCGCCGAAATCGTAGCTAGGGTTGTGGCCGAACTCGTGGCGCGAAGGATTGCCGGAACTCTGCAGGAGAGCTTTGCATGAGGGCCCTTACCTTCGACGAAATCCGGGACCAGGTACACGCTCGCCTGGCGGAAATCTTTCCGGATGTGGACATTCTGGATGTGGGCTCTCATTCCGCTTTCCGGGGCCAGGATTTTATCCAGATTGAGCCTCCAGTTGTGACTTATGCCCTCCGCTTTACTCCAAATTTCCGGCGTGTCGTGGACGAATGGACCACTAAAGACATGACGAATTACACGGCTTCTATCGAAGAGCTTATTCCTTATGACGTTGTCATCACTATCGGCTGCCACTCGGACATTATGAAGGAAGCGGAGGATTTGGCTTTAAGGCTTTTGCGCGGGCTGGGAAGGGCACCGTGCATTGGGGAGATTGGATTCCATCTCGTGGATACGTCTTATACCGGCGCATTCGATCTTACCGGAATCTATTCGTATGGATTCCGCTACGAGGGCTGGGTAAGGCTACCTGGCCCAGTGCAGACTGTGCCGCTCATACGTGAGATTCGCTGGCAATTCACAATGAAAGATGAGACCCTGGGCGAGCAGTTGGGAGATAGCTAAGTTTAGCCCGAGAACCGCGAAACCATGATTGATCCGGTGTGAGGTGAGTAGAAGATGACGTACGTCCTTAAGAATCGTCAGCCATTTGACGTCTGGGTCAACCTGCCGAATCCGGAAGATGGGGGGAAGTTGACCCGAGGCGTGAGGGTGCCTCCTCGCGGGATTATTCAGCTTACAGACGAGGAATACGAAAGCACGGATGTGCAGGCCAAGATCCGCGAGGATGTGCTGGTTCTTTTGAAGACTATCTGAGGTGAAAAATGCCTGGCAACGAGGCTTTCCTTCGCCCTGACGTATACCCAAAGGAAGAAGAAGTTGGTGCGGCACCATTTCAGCCTACTGGGACAAGTGCCGCTGGGTTCGTAGACATTGCCACGTGGGGCCCGGTTGGGCAGGCCACGTTTATTTCTTCGCTTGAAGACTTCTATCGCCGGTTTGGCTCAGACTTCACAGTAGGGCACTTGGCTCGCGCCGTGAAGAACTTCTTCCTCATGGGCGGCCGGCGGTGCTACATTGTCCGCACTTCTCACTACACCGACATCACAGATCCAAACTCCTACACCGCCCAAGAGGCTACCGTTACGCTCTCCACAGAATCCGGCGATATCCTGAAGATTGACGCCAAATACCCCGGCACCCGCGGCAACAAACTCGCGGTTCAGATTGCCAATGTAGATGCGACTGCCAAGACTTTTGATCTTATCGTTCTCGATAAACGCGACTATGGCTATGTGGTGTTGGAGCGGTACCGGGGCGTGACCTGTGATGAAAGCGACACCACGAACTTCGTGGAATACCGGGTGAACGCCAACCCGGATCGGCGCTGGCGCGGGTCCGATTACATCAAGGTCACCTACGTCTACACGGGCAGCGACGTGCCCGTTCCTAGTGCCGACATCTACCACCTGTCCGGTGGCACAAATGGCGATCTGGGGATTACTTCCCAGGACTACGTGGGTGATCCCGCTGCCCTGAACGGCG